CTTGAATAAATCAAACCCAAGATCAATGGTGACATCAATAGTATCCCCGTCAAGAACACGGTTAATCTCTGTTACTCGGAAGTTGTAACAACTTTTCCGACTCGGTGGAACCATCGCTCCCATAATAGTACTCCATAAGTATAGTATATAGCACTAAGTTGCTGCTTCTTCTTGTCGGGGAAGATCAAACTTACGAGGTCTTGGATATAAAACTCCAGTCATTGGTCTCTTTCCGTGGGTATGTTCTCTATTATATCCTTGTGCATTCCAATATGCCTGTCTATTTGGAGTTCCTACATGATCTCCATACCTCCAACCACCATTTGGTGGTGTTCCTCCAGTACCACTTTTGATTTTTAAGCAAGGCATATTTGAACCCTGTTGCTTAGGATCAATATCAGTATCTGATGGGGAAGGCACATTTGACCAATCGATAGTCGCTACTGACATTGAAGTGGGTTTAGATTCTGCTATCATTGCATTCTTTACTTGATCTGGTGTAGGCCATACTCCATTTAATACATAATGTTTTTCCATATAACATGCTGCCTTTCCTGCTACTGTTGGCATAGCACAACTAGTTCCACCATAAAAACTCCATCTTTCTCCATCTGCTAATACAGTACCATATTCTCCTCCTGCTATCCAAGTACCATTTCCACGACCAATAAGATCTATACCTGGTCCTCTACCAGAATAAAAATCCAATCCTGGACTTCCTTCACTATTCATTCCTGCTGCAACTTCAATTGCTTTATCTAAACTATGTGGGCCATAAACTCTGAATGGATACCAATTAGTGGTAGAAGTAGTACCTTTACTTATACTACAAGGAGAATCTTGACTTCCATCAGAATTATATCCCTGTGTAAAGAGAGTCTTAGTTCCACTAATGGTACAATAAGTTCCACTCCATCTTGGATCAGATTCCTTAACATAACATGCACCTGCATTACTAGCATTACTTATTACAACTATTCCAGCATCCCAACATTGTTCAATAGAAACATGATAAGATGCTTGGGATTGCCAACCAAATGGTATCACCCAATGCCACGAATTATCAGTTGGGTCTTGAAGTTGAAAAGGTATTATCCCTCTTGATGTAAATGCAGTATAATCATTAGTCCAACCACCATCAGGAGCAGTAGTAATTCCAGAAGTTGGATCGGTTACACTATCAATATCTTCTATCTTAATTGCATATTGTTTATTACTAGGAGGAGAATGCCACTCTAATATAAGTACTGTTGGATCTTTAAGACCTGTTTCCGAATTAACTGATTTAGCATTATGCCATCCTTTAATAGAATCAAGACCAGCAGTTATACCATCATTACAAAGAAAAGCTGTACGTAACTTTGCTTTCTTTGCAAACCCTCCCTGCAATCCACCAGATGCACTTAAAGTTCCAGTTGAATGTGAATTCAACATGATTTCAGTAGTAACTTGATTATTAGAAGCATGATCCAAACCTGGCCAATTCATAGGAATACATCTAGTTTGTCCAGTATTTTCCGTATCATCCCATTCTTTATGTTGATGATGTGCAGTATAAAATGCAGAATCACCACATTCACCAGCTTCAAATGCTACAATATCAACATTCTTTCCAGTGTAATTACTATAATAGGTCTGATCAACACCATCTCTTGAACCCCCTGCAGTATGATCAGATGGTTTTGATCCTAAGAAAGCAATCTTATCTTTATCTCCATATGGATCACTCCACCAATAATGTTCTCCTACTGGACCTTTATCAGTGACCATAATATCAGTATCAAGATAATGTTGATGTGATAGATAATCATCTCCACGATCCGCAGTATTACCTGTATCTCCTCTTATCGATTTAGTAGTTGTATATTTGGTTGGTATATCTGGATAAGTAAATGGTGAATCAGTAGGCAATTCAACTTCTACGGAAATAACTGAAGAATGACTTTCAAGAGTATTAATATATGATTCCTCTACATTCAAAATAACAAGAGTAGGACTATTAGGTAATCTATTTTTTAAATCAACTTCAGTATTACTAGTGACATCATTAATAAATGTTGATTCATCTGTTCCATCTTTTAATAGAACATCAACTTCTACTTTTGCCATCTTTATGCCTCAAGTGCTAGGTTAGTTAATGTAACAGTAATAGTATTACTACCAGATGTTGCTCGTTTATTTACAACTTTTGCATATATTTGTGCTGCAGGAGTACCATCATTATTCCATCCAAGTACAGCAGGAGTCATATTAAATGTAGATGCACCAGAAGTAGTTGTACTAACTTCAGTAAGAACACCTGAACCTGGTGCAGGATCTGTTCCCTCTGTTCTACTTGCATCAGAAGTTCTAGATGCAGAATCAATATACAATACTACCCATGCAGGAGCATCAATAGTAACCTTCATAAGTGAGAATGATTTACCTGCTGTAGGAATAGTTAAACTAGCAGATGCAGCTTGAGCAATAGATCCAGTAGTTGCAGTTGTAGTTGTTCTTGATTGAAGAGTTCCACCAGATTGTGCCACCCAAGATAAACCAGATCCAGTAGAACTTAATACTGATGAAGCAGAACCAACAGACCCATTACTATCCGAAATTTGGGTAGCAGTTACAATTCCAGTTACTACAGCTCCTGTATTGGCAGTGGCAAATTTCTCATTGCCATTATAATATAATTTTACATCTTCATTCTTAACAGCTTTAAGATATTTCTCACTATCATCTGCTGTTTTGAGTGCGAGTGAATCACTACGAATTTTAAAATCACCCGTAGAATTTTTTATATGGCTATTTGGGGCATCATGCCATATCTCAAGATCATCACTATTTCCGAATTTTATTCTAGCAGCATCAGTAAACTCTAAATCATTTTCAGAAGCATCAAATGTTATATTCTGAGCAGCAGCTGCACCTTGGAAAATTACATCATTATTAAATGTAGTTATACCAGAAAAACTGTTAGCACCAGATCCAGTAACAGTTACAATACCAGCAGATACAGCCGTTACATTTAAGTTATCAGCAAAGTTAATTGTGGTAGCAGTACCAATACCAGATCCACTATTCTGAACGACAACACCGTCAGATCCACCACCTCCACCACCAGAAGCATCAGCACCTTCCCACTTATTAGTAGTAGAATTATACTTTAGATACTTACCATTAACTCTAGCAGTTGAATGATCAACATCATCCATCTCTCTAATATTAACAGCACCACCGCCACCAAGAGTAGCAAGTTGAGTCTGAATTCTATTAATGAATAACTTATAATGAGATTGGAACTCATCCAGAGTTACAAATTTTTTATTTAATGGAGTTAAAGGATCACTGTTGTTTACAGTAGGAGGTTCATTAAGAAGACCCTCACTAAGTGTCTGCTTATATGATCCCTTTATTACATCAACTCTCTCTTCAAGTTCTCTAATATTTTTTCCTATATCACCAATAAGAATATTTTTTACTCTGTGTATAACTTCTTCTTTTAATTTTTCAGGATGAATATTATTCTGACGAGTCTGAACTATTTGAATACCTGTTTTTATATCAGTATGTTTCTGTCTTAAATCATCTACCTTCTCATTAAGATCCGATTCTATACGAATAATCTTAGTATTAAATCTATCTAACTCCTTCTTAACAACTGAAAAATCTACACTACCATCTGCAACTTCACTTAATGAAGTATCTATAGAGTTAGTAACACTCTCAAGTTGTTGCTTAAGTTCTTCTACTTTCTCTTTTGGTAACAGAACTTCTGCCTTACTTAACTGTTCTTCTATATTACTAATATTCGTGAAAACAGGTTTAGCTTGAGGGTGTTTGAATATGTCACCAGGTTTCTTTAAAGCCACTTCTTTCTTTTATGATAAGGTAATACTATTTTATTTATTCTTCATTAATAGTCTGGTCTGAATAGTCTATCAATGAAGCATCTATCATTTCATCTATTGAAATACGATTTGCTTCTGCTTCTTGTTCTCTTATTGCCTGAATCATTTCACCTGCAGTAGGCCATGTAGGGAAATCATGCCCCATGTGTGCTTTCACTGGGGTCTGTATCATTAATAATGGGATTAGGATTCCAATCATCGTATTTAAATATCCAGTATATACTAACACCTACTCCAATTAAAAGCAAGGCCAGCATAATATTTATAGACCAGACTACATCACTCAACGTGTATTACCCCCTTCATTCCAGCACCAGCATGAGGATCACACTGAATGTTATAATCTCCTGCGTCAGGAAAAGTAACATCAAAACTATCACCAGTAGCAAATGCTAAATCTGAATGTGATAATTCTGGATGACCGTCTACCATCATATTGTGAGGAGGTAGTGCTCCATTAGTAAAGGTAACTGTCTCACCAGCACTTATAGTAATATCATTTGGTTCAAAAACTAGATTACCATTTGAACCCATAGTAATTTCTGCAGCATATGCTTGTGCTGCTAATGTCATCGATAAAAAGAGAGAAGTGAGCATGATAGTTAATCTGCTCATCCACCACATAATTTCATGTTTCATGATTAATGTCCCATTGGAATACCTGCAGCCATAAGACGAGATATATTACTTACCTCTTCGCTGGTGCAGTAGTCAATAAAATGAGGATGCTCCCTTAGTGTTGGAACATCCTCTTTACTGTGTTGTATTGCTTCATATGAATCTGTAGCGTACTCACAGATTTCATAATGATTCTTTTGTAAGTCGTGATAACCGACTGTATAATGTCTCTGTTTAGTCAGGGGCATGATTGTTTCAATCCCATACTGTATAATATTTATAGCACACTATAGTAATTATTACCTAATTATGTGTGGACTCACAGACACTGTTAGAGAACCTGAATAACTCCTTGCAACTCATCAAATTCTGACATCAATTTCTTTTCTATACCTTGCTTCAAAGTCATTTGACTCATAGCACATGTCTCACACGCACCACCAAGTCTTACCTTAACGAATGCACCTTCATCCATATAATCTATCTCAACAAACTCTAACCACCCACCATCTGCTTCAATGTATGGTATTAGTTCGCTAAGTACATTAATTACATTACCATCTGTTAATTCCATACTACCTCCTAACTATAAGACCACCTTCATCGTCGTCATCATCATTTAATTCATCAATTCTATCTTGTAATGATCTATGTAATGGATCTCCAAGATTATGAAGCTCTGGTGAATCCAATTTAAATCTAGGATCCATCTCTCTTTTAGGTTCATCAAACCTAACTACTAAAAGTTCGTCACCAACTTCTACCTCTTCCATCTCTGGATGAACTGTTTTAGTTACAGTTCTTTTCTCTACTTTATATTCTATATCAATATCTTTCGGATTGATTCTCCAACCTATAGACATTAAACGTACAGCAAATACGAATAATATCAACCATGATAATATAAAAAGAAAAACCATTACAATAGGATTGCACCTATAACAAAACCTTTAGCAAATGCAATACATGTAACTTGATAGTCTGTCCATCCAAACTTATCTTGGCACTTTTTAATTAGTGCTTTATCCCATTCGACAACCTTGTCGAATCCTGCTTTAATTTTTTTCATTTTAAATACTTTTGAATGACATCTATTTGATCCTGGTATTTAGCAATCATATTTAACTCATTCTCTACTGATTCCATAATATCAGAATGCTCTCCAATACCAGCAGGATTAGTTAAATAGATTTCTACATTTGCCAGATGCTTTTGTATGTCACCTTGAGCATGTGCCAATAAGGCTTTAATCATCCGTTCTCTCATAACTCTCCATAGTGTCTAGGTTGCCTAATGATTTATACTCCAATTGCTTCCTAAGAAACAAAACCTCTTCCCTAAGAAGAAGGTTCTCCTCTTCAAGAATCTCTATATGATCTTGGTAGATGATTACGCTCATAAAATTATTTAATCATTTAATGTTCTCTTCATCTTTACATTCCTTTGCAAAATCCTCTGCCATCTGTCCACCAATCTCTGCTCCTTGATCCATTCCAACCATAGTAGCAGCACCAGCAAGTACCCATCCTACTATAGGAACAGATGCAATTCCAGTTTGAGTAACAGCAGCAGTTCCTAATGCACCACCTACTATTCTACCTGTTCCTTCTCCACCACCTTTCTTCTTAATACATGCAATCATCTCAGGACTCATACCACCACCGTCACTCTGTGATGGAGAAACATAATACTGTTCATGCTTAGATACTTTAGTCTTACCTAATCCTAAGAATCCACCAGGTCTATCGACCCCTTCAGACTTAACTAGTACTCTAGGGTCGTGTGCTCTATAATTTATAGTATATCCTTCCTTATTTGCTATGACATTATAAGAGGTATATTCACCGATAGGTAAGTTCAACTTAGGGAATGATTCCTTTCTAGCAATCATCCCTATCATTCCTATATGCGATATGCCTAAGAGAGTTCCTAGACTAATACCTATCCATTTTTTCATAACCAAATCTCCAACTTATAATGTTATGGGTGGTTCTTCCTTCTTAGGTTGATTTGCAGCAGCAGTTAAGTTAAGAGGTGCCTGTTCAATTCTTATAACTTGAGCAGGTGCAGTTTGTGATGCCTTCTCAATTAACTTCTCCATGTCTGCTTTCGATACTGGAGGTACAGGTGGTTTACCTCCTCCATTACCATTGCCTTTATTCTTAGCTGTTTGAACCCCAAATGTGGCCAAAACTCCTGTAAAAACCGAGGCTATAAATGTCGGATCTATATTCTTCTGTGGGAAGTTTGGGATAGCTACGTAATTTTAAAGTCAATATTCCCCCGACCAAACCAAAATTCCGAGCCGCACAAATGTACTAATGATAGCCATCTGCTCGTCATGATCAGGAACAATAGCATCTGCCATCTTTCCTATAAGACCTTTAGGTTTTTCTTCCTTCACTTCTTCCTTTACTTCTTCAGAAGTTTCTGGTGAATCTACTTTCTCTTCTTCTTTTACTTCTTCAGGCATTTAATTAAAAGTGACTATTGTATATAGTCACCTTACTTTTAAAATTGAACTGGAGCAGAAGGTGCAATAGGTGCAGAAGCAGAATCAGAAGGAAGTGCAAGATCAGGTGTACCTAAAGGAAGTGCTCCTCCAGCTGCTCCACCAAGACCCCCCAGAGATCCTGTAACTGCTTCCATAACCTGAGATTTAACTCCATCAACGATTGATGCTCTATTGACATATACGTATAACCCACTACCAACAACGGCAAGAGATACAACGCTAGACGCAACAGCAAGTACATTTAC